TAGCTCAGGAAAAAAAACAAACAGATAAAAGAGAAACAAGAGAACGCACAAAAACTCAGGATGAATTGGCATATACTTAATCAAACTCAGGATAAATTGGAAAAAAGTCGCCAGTAAAGAAGGAATTGCATAAGGTGTGCCAAACTAATCCTGAGATTGAAACTAAATTGTATCAAATTGTATCAGAGACTGAGCGACTGTGTGACACAAAAAAAATAAAATGACAAATGTAAAAAAAGGAACGTGATAAAATGGAATGGGGGAAATTTCCAGATCCACTATCGATATACCTCAACAGAATTTTTCTCTAAATATTTAGATACTGGTAACTGTTCTGGTGATAATAACTCATTATCTACTATATCCAAAAGTCGTTTACAAGCCTCATGAGTTATTTTGTAATACATTTTCTTTTCCATTCCTACTTTTTCAGCCATAACATCCACACGACAAATAGAAGGTCTTGTATCATAGATAAGACATAATTTAGTCTCAGAATCATAACAAGCACATCCGAAGACCTTACAACAAGCTCCACATTTGCTACAATCAAACATCTTTTCGGAAATTGTATTTCTTACGCTTATACTTAGTCTTTACTTTATGTACTTGTGTACCTCTGTTTAGTATTCCTGACATTAGTTTTCTCTGTTGGTTTCTCCTCTACCTGAACTATAAACCCTTTATATCTATCCGAAGTCTTATAAGTAAGTAAGGTATGTACTATATATGGAAGAGTATTCACTTCAAATGAGTTCATATCTATCCGATGTCTAAGAAGGTAACAATAGGTATTTAACCCAGCCCATACCTAGAGTAGGTAAATTGTATATTATGTTAAGTTAATTCATCCAAACAGGAGTTGAGTCTATGTCTTTTTTATCCAGAACACCATTTATAAAGTTTTCTATTTCTATATCAAACAATTCTTCTTTTCGACTTTGTATTTCAATTTCAGCATCAGCAGCCATGAAGTCAACCCAGTACTGTACTGCCATTTGTAGTGCATCAAGCCTATCATCATGAATCAAGGCTCCTCTATCTTTTGTAATTCTTGTCATCTGATGAAAGAGCATATAACGAGCTTGGGACTCCACAGGATAGTCCTGAACTGTATTATAATCCTTTTCTATTACCTTTGGATCTACAACAAGTCTATGTTGATTCATAACAGGTTCAAGAGTATCAATGATTCGTTTCTCTTTCTGAGTTGAGGATCTGATTTCTTCCAAAGAAACATTATGAATTTTCCGTAAAACAGGTTTTAAGAGTTCCATAAACATCCCATCTCCAAAGTTAGACTCAATAAGGATAAGGTTTACTTCATTTCTTTTTGCAATAACAGAAAGAGCTTCTAGATTCTCATTTTTATAACCTCCTCTGAGTCCTCCACATTCTGAGAGATATAAGTAGCCGTTTAACATCTTAACTACTGCATATCCAGTTTCATCCTTACCTCTTCCTGAAGGATCAATAGAAAGAACAGAACCAGAGTATTCAATCCAATCTCCCAGTTTAGTTTCTGGTGAATAGAAGAAGTCACCTGGAAGACCAACATTAGGAAGATCGGATAATTTATTTCTTGGATCTTTTGTCCATACAGGTTTTTCAGGAGCCGTAGTAGAATCTACGCCCATTATTATAAGGTCACTCAACTTTAATGGGTACTTATCTGCATCAGAGAGACTTGTATCTAATTGGAACTGTAATGCAAAACCTGATCTACCATAAGAAAGTTCTCGTTCCAGTAGATCTTCGGCATCGAAACGTAATGGATCAGTAGGATCTCCAATAATAGCACCACGATCAAGCTTATCTTGAATAAAAGGAGCCAGTTTATTGGAATACCGAATAACTTGTTTTTCTTCAGGATACCTACTAGGCCATATCCTGACTTCATAACCTCTTTCAGGAAGTGTTTCATACAAACTCATTTCCGTTTGAGGCGTACCAAGATATACAACTGCTCCTCCTGGCTTTAGTACTGCATCAAACTCTTTGACTGCTTCTGAAAGTTTTGCTCTCATAGTCTGAGTCATTGAGTTATTTGGAACCTCAACATCATCAGCTACAATTATATCTGCACGAGATCCACTTAACTGACCAGTAATTCCTACAGATTTTACTGAAGGAGAATGACTAGCCTGACATGGACCAACATCAAAGGCTACCTTGCTTTGTCGTTGACCTTCTCGTGATCTAAGGTGATGTAGTATAGGTAATTCATTTATCAATCTCTGTGTAAAGGTTGAGAAGTCATCTGATCTAACTTTAGAAGCTGAAACAACAAGAACTTTAACTTCTGGATCAAGGAGAAGTTTCCAACAAACAAAAGCTGAAGTAATATAACTTTTACCAACTCCTCTAAAGGCTTCAATAACTGCTCTTTTTGGAGCTTGTTGAAGATACTCTGCCATGTCATATTGGACAGGAGTTGGATCTGGAAGATTTAAGTGCTGCCAAACCATAAAAACAAAGTTCCTGAAGTCTAAAAGAGGATTTTTAGGATCTTTTTTGGATTTCATATAGGTATAGCTCTGAGAGTTCTTAGATCGCTCTGTAAGAGAAGAAGGGGTAATAGAGATACAAACGTATTAGACTACCTCCCTTCGTGTATTTAAGCCACGATTTGAAGATCTTTTTTTGGTTTCTTTTTAGTTTTTGTAAATAAATCATCATTTTCAAGGAATGTTCCTCTATTATCAGTAGAAGATTTTATATTTCCTTTTTCAAACATGATTGCTTCAGTATATTCACTTTCTCCATGTGGTACATTTTGTTGAAGTACACCATCGTATCCTAAACTTTGGAAAAATGGTGTAAGTTCTATTTCACTTCCAATATGTTCTAGGTACGCTGCAACTTCTGTTGGTCTTTCACAGAAATGATATGATGTTTTTATTTTGCCAATTTCATAACTATCATCAGGATCATTAGGATCTAATTCTGCCATTTGAATTCTTAGGTTTACTAAACCATTACTAACTCTTTCTGCATCTTCTTCATTCATTACAAAAGAATCCATACCAACCTCTCCTTCTGGAGAAGTAAGTTTAAGTGGATTATACATTCTCAGAAAAAGTTTATGAACTTTAGAGTCCTTCGTAAATTCTCCATCTATCTGCATGTACTTTGTATATTCTCTTTGTTCTGTAGAAGAATAAATTCCTTTGAACTCTGATCGACTTGTGGTTTTATCTGGATCAAGTGAACCTTTTAAAGCATGAGTAGTTCCATGTCCAAATTCAACAGGTCTACCTTTACTATCTACAATTAATCCTTGTTGACCTTGTTGATTTTTTCCCCATATATCTAAATTCAATCTTTGTAGAGTCAGATCATTTATAATAGTTTTTCCTGTAGATTCTGAATAAGCAAGAACTGGAACATCATACCATCGTTTTGTTTTCTTGTTAAAGGTTGCTCGTGATGGATCTGTAGCATATTCTTGAATTACTTTTTTATCATGGCCTTTAGGAGATAAAGTAGGAGGATCAGCCAGGGTAGCTAAAAGCCGCAAAGGACTTTGTTTTACTACACTTTTGGCAGCTGTAGTTGGTAAACTTTTTAAATAATCAGGTAAATTTTGACCACTAACTACTACTTCTTCAGGAGCTGCTGCTGCATCATTAGCTAATGCTGGATTATTTTTCCAGAAAAGCTCTTCTTCTGTCAATGGAATCTTTAAATTTTGTTTACTCATGATTGAAATGAATTATAAGAGAGTTTATCATCAGTACCAAATGGCATACTCTTCATAAGAGCTTCTAAGGAATTACCATCTACAGGAAGACAAGTAATGTTATTATCTTTTAGAAACTTTACTGCTACTGCAAGATCAGCAGGTTTAGCTTCTCCAGTTTTGATTTTGGTAAGTAGTTCATCTGCTACTGCATCAAAGAGAGAATTTAGTTTTTCTGTTTCTTCCATATCAATTATCTTTTTTAAAGAAGTTATCTATCCAGCATTTACAAAAATACATTATACCTATCCAAACTGATATTTCAGTAATCTCAAAGTATCCTAAGTTATTTATTACATCAAAATCCATTTACTTACACTTACAAGGGTTACATTTACAATCTTTACATTTACACATATTTTCCTTTATAGTCAGAGATTGCTGCTTTGATTGCATCTTCTGCAAGAACAGAGCAATGAATTTTAACTGGAGGAAGGGATAGCTCTTCCACAATATCAGTATTTTTAATATATTGAGCTTCATCCAAAGACTTACCTTTAACCCATTCTGTTGCCAGCGATGAAGAAGCGATTGCAGAACCACATCCAAATGTTTTAAACTTTGCATCTATTATCTTATTATCCTTTACTTCAATCTGTAGCTTCATTACATCACCACATTCAGGTGCGCCCACAAGCCCAGTACCAACAGACTTACTCCTACTATCCATAGAACCAACATTTCTTGGTTTTTCATAATGCTCCATTACTTCTTTACTATAAGACATATCAACAGTCCCTATTTCTATGAGGTGAAAAGATTTCTACACATTGCCAAAATGACATACTCTTAGTGTAGCTATTTTCCCAGTAACCTAGTTTATTAGAAGTTGAAGTTCCAGTTGAACAGGAAGTCAATAATAGTATTACTATTGATACCAAACTAATCTTTAATAACTCCATATCCAGGGTCTGTTGTCTGCTTCGATTGTGTCAAGATGTATGAACCTTGATTTATGTTTTCCTTTTTGACTAATTCCAATTCCTTTCCATGTATTAGAACGTATCATAGCAAAGCTCAAGATCTCGTGAGCTAATTTTCCACTACAAGATATATCTATTGCTTTTCCAGTAGTATGCGGTCCATCAGGTCCAGTCGAACTTACATTCTGATTGTGAACAGGGCAGCGATACGATGAACTGAGAGAAATTGGCTTTCCTATTGCATCTCTAAGTCCTTGTAAGGCATCCACAGTTTCCTGAGTCATCTTGTTTTCTCCACAATGAGAACAGGAGAGTTCTTTTTCACTAAAGTTTTTACTTGATATTCCCATATTATGTAGCTTCCTTCATAGTAAATGGCATTTGAGTTGGACAAATTATATTCATCTTCATGCCAAGTTCTCTAGATTGTTCTGAAGTCATATCTTCGACTTGTTCAGGAGTAAAAGTAGTCCTCATGTGATCTACATAACAATCACATAATCTAATTCTTTCTAATTGAGGTATAGTAGGTGCTACCATTTGAAACTGAGTGGAACATATATAGTACATAGCTCTTACCTTTTCGGTAGAGAACTTTAACTCATCCTTTCCGTAGACTGTACCTTGCATTACTGCAGCATATATAAATATTATGAACGTACTAAGCAGAAAAAAGCTGGTTATAAAATCTTTCATTTATCCATGTGTTTCTTATATTCTGAAAGAATCTGATCATCTAATGTGTTGTCAGTAGATTTCACGAGTCGTTCCAGAAGAATCAGGATCACCTGTTTTAAAAGTGCCTCTGATAGCATTGACATACAGAGTGTCTTAACTGTTCCTCCAATGAGTGGAGCTAATATAGCAATCATTTTATCCCTTTCTTACATTCATCATTTCTAATTGTTTACTTGATTCTATTTCTCTTTCGATATTTTCTAACCTTGCTGAAACACTAGCCATGTGAGCAGAACACTCAGCACTAATAGTTACGAACTTATCGAAGTTTTCTTTTTGGGAAGCTCTATTATTTTTATCTGTTCGGTAAGTCCACAAAAACAGAATTACGATAATAGCTCCTGCAAAACCCTGATCTAGCAGTATAGAAATTACGTTGTCTACTGGAGATTGTTGTTGTGCGGAAGATGGTTGTATTGGGTAGTACTCTACATTTGGAGGTTCTGCTATTGCTACTATACTTACTAATAGTAAGCTAATAGCTAGTACACTAAGGCTAATTGTCTTTATCATCATCTCCTTCAATATAAAAGTATTCTGGATCTAGTAGTTGAACTGTTTTAGTATTTATATGATCAGGAAAAGTCCATGTAACCTTATCTATTTGTGCTTCATTAGGCATGTCAAAGTCTGGAGTAAAATCTACCTCTAAACCAGATTCTAATGTTAGATTAATTTTCATTATTTTCTATTTAAAAGGTGGGCCTACAAACCAAGTAACCAAAGAATATCTAATCCCTTTTGTTACAGGAGCAACCCTATGTTCCATATAAGAAGGAAACACAATAACCGATCCTATTTTATTAAATTCTGGTGTATTAATTACACATTTTCCTCCGCTCAAAGAAGCAAACTGGAATTCTCCTCCTTCATAATTATTATTTAAAAGAACAGTCATTGATAATTTTCTAACATGACCATGCAAGAATTCATTTTCTGGTTCGTCATAAGCAGATAAATGGTCACTCCTACCATCCTTATGAAAGTGGTAAAATCCACCTTCTTTATAACGAGTTATTTGCATATCTTCCGCACCTGTAATATCATATTTCCAACCAGATCGCTTATTTGCTCCTCTCATGTAAGGCCAAATTAAATCATATATCCATTGGTCTGTTGTCCATGCAACATCACTTATTCTTGTATTTTTATCTATGTCATTAATGAGCTTTTCACCAGTTATTCGTTCTTCATCTGTAGTATTTTTTTTGGTATTTACTACTGATTCTTTCCATTTACCCTTCGCTGAATTTATTATTT